CGGCTGGCTGTCACCTTGCCGCAGCGGGACGCGAACCATTCGTCGGTGCGCTGCTCGATCATGCCGCTTCCTTCCGGGTCAGCGCGGCCTTGGCGTGCGCGTATTTCGACGCTGGCAACTCAGGCAGGGCGTTGATCTTGTAGAAGGTGCAAAAGGCTTTCATGTCGGTGTTCTTGCCGGCTGCTAGCGCCATTAGCTCAACCCGCTGCGCTTCGGTGATGCGATCCTCGCTCTTGGCGTCGTTGCGCGGCGTGCCGCGGCTGGCGGCGTTGCCGTCGTCATCCTCCGGGCACACGCCAACCACGGCAGCCAGGGCATAGCGGCGAGCATAGGTGACTGCCGAGCCGTAGCCTTGCGCGTCCGCCTTGGTGAGCGGGATCGATAGCGTGCAGCGCATCCATTCGCCGCTTTCGTGCGAAAGCTGGGTCGTGAGCGTCATGCGGTTGTCGATCATTTCGCCGGGGAATTGCACGACCGATAGGCCGTTCATCACCAGCGGCTCGCGGCAGGCCTCCCACACGCTCGTCAGATCGGCGTACTTGGACTTGAAGGCAGGGTTTACCTTGCCCTTGACGGCACCCTCTACGCTGCCCTGAACCTGCGTCAGGGCTTTCGAGAGCGCGGCGATGCTTTCACTCTGTTCGATCACAGATTGTCTCCTTGATTGCGATATGCGGTACTCACCGAATGGCCGAGACCGGAACGGGCTCGGGGCGAAGCCTGAGTGACGCGGTGACGCGAAGCGGCAATCGCCCGACCTTCACTCGCCATTGTTGTTCTCCCCACTACTAAGGGCGGCATCGATCATCTCCACGAACTCTTGGTTCGTCGCTGCCTTGTCCATGTCGGGCGGAGACTTGCTCATATGTGCCTGAACGTATAACTCGAATTGAGAACGCGCCTTCTCCAGAGCCCTTCTCAACGGATCAGCATGAGAGGCTCGGGTGTTCCAAGCTGTAGCGGATGCTTCGCTGGTCAATGCCGTGGGGCCGAACGCTGCGCAGTTGGCGCACTCGACAGCCCAATCAGTGGGTTCGCCGCCAAGGTTGTGCATCTGGTACGGCTGGAGCTGGAACTCTTCATCCGTCGCTCCGCAGAACGGGCATGGCTTCAGGCCCTCCATCACCTTGGTTGTCATGAGGGGTTCTCCGATGGGGTGGTTTGGGCGTCCCCGGCTTCGCCGGTCAGGCTCTCGCCTTCGGCCGAGCCGCTACGCGTCTCGTCGGCTGGCGCCGCTTCGATCCTTGACGCGGGGCTCACCAGCCGCGCGAGAGCTTCCTGCTCGCGGATGGATTGCCGGTGTGCGCTCCAAGCATCCAGCGCTCGCCGGACAACGCCCTCTTCCTGCGTAGTCAGCGTGAATGGCGTAGAAAGGTAGATGCCATAAGAGTATCTGCTGAAACAGGACGTGATGGATATATCTCGCAAGTCGTTCCGATAGTGTCTGGTGACACCGATCAGATCGGGTACGCCGGGTTCCAGCTTCCACTCTCCACGCGTTTCTGGGTCGGTGAGCGAGCGTTCAAGAGCCAAAGCTGGGGATGACGGCGCAACGCACGGCTCCTTCGGCGGCGCTTGCACTGCGGCATGATCGCACCGGCAATTCTGCTTGCGGAACCACATGGTCATTCTCCCGCGCGAAAGTCGATTGAAGCCCGGAGGGGCGAAACACGCGAAGCGGGGTTCGATGCCGAAGGCACGAAAGCGCGGTGCGAAGCATTCGCCAAGTATTCGCTCACTTCACACCTCCATAAAGAAACTTCTCCGCTTCCTCGCGTCGCTCAACGTCACCCCAACAATTCGGGTAAGCCTGCATCTGAAGTTCAATCATCCTATTCAGGCACACCCCCAAGCTTTCCAGAACAGGAATGGTCTTGTCGGTTACCTTGATCTCTGGGAGGGGGATCATGCTTCACCGCCCTTCAGTGTCAGCAAAGCACGCCGAACCATTTGCATCGCGCGATAGTCAGCGGTAGTTGTTCGGTAGCAGCTCTCATTCGACATCGCGCCGCACAGCGGACACTTCTCGCTGCCCGAAACCCGGCCCTTATTAACCGGGCAGGCCTTCTCCGCTTCATCCGATACGGTAACGGCATCGGCAATAATCGCCACCGGCGCGAGGGCGTCCGCCATCGCTTTGATGGCCCGACCGCTACCGAAGTCGCTAGGCGGTAGGGACATTGCCGTCTTGCGGACGATTTCCTCAATCCACGCCTCGCTCACAGAGCCCTCCCATATCCACGGTTGAGCGCCCGATCGGACGCAAAGAAGGGATCGACCGGTTCCGCACATTCCATTGCGCGAGCATCAGAAGCCCATGCTTCCTCTGTTTCCTGCCAGAGGGTCAGGTCTATGATGGAGAGGCATTCAAGACACGTTCCGTCTTCAGCCATCTCTGACATTGCTGTGCAGGTAGGGCAGTAACGGAGAGCGTTGTGCGCCTTCAGGGTGGCGGTGGCGTTCATGCCGACACCACGCGGTAGGCGATGATGTCATAGCCGCTGCCGTTGTGGACCCAGCCCTTATAATCGGACCTGTCCCAGTCTCCGGCCAACGCCGCAACGCGATTGCTTCCGCGACTGCCGTCCCGATGGAGAACTTCGACTACCGCTATGATCGGAGTTGGGTTGAAGTCGCCATACCATTCGATCCAGTCGCCAGCTTCTTCTATAGGGTGAGAGTGAGCGGTCATGCCGAAGCCTGCTCAGCTAGGTGGATAAAGGCATCCGGAGAGCAGAAATATCCTTGCCCGTAATCGCGGTGGCTCATCTCGACCGTATCGCCAGCGAGGACAAAGCCATCAGCGAACGCAGACATCTTCATCACCGACCGGGCGGCGTCATACGCCCGACCCGGCCAACAGTGCGGCTTAAGTGCACTGGCGAGCATCTCGATCCAGCTATCCGGATCGTTCTCCGCTACGGCGGCGCGCCCTGAAACATCCTGAACCATATTCCGCCTCCAACACTCTGATCGTGTTGAAGGGGGTTCTATCCGGTTTTCGGATTTGCTGTCAATCCGTTTTTCGGATTATTTTCGCAAGGGGTGAAAAACCCTAGAGGCCGTCGTCATTGCCGTAGGCAACAACACGCCCAATTACCCGATATGGAAGACCGGTGAGCGAGATAGGCTTATGCATTTCGTTATCGGAGACGGGTTCAAGTCTGGCCGGATCGGACGCATACCGTTTGATAGTTACGTCATCGTCACCATTCTGAACTAGGTAGACGCGGCCTGAATAGAGGTCGGATTGATCTGGATCAATCACAGCCCAGCCGCCTTCAGGAAGCAGCTTGTTCATGCTGTCGCCCACTATCTCTACCGCAAAAGCTCTTTTACCGGCCTTCCGTAGGGGAATACTCACTTCACCCGAGGACATCAGGACAGCTTCGTTCCAATTGCCTGCAGATGCAAGGCCTATTAGCGGCACCCACTGCACGGACGGGGTGTCTTCGATATTAAGGAAGCGCTTCAGGATATCGGCCTCCTGGATAGTCAGCCGGCGCTTGCCCTTAAAGACGTTCGACATGGCCGATTGCGACGGCATTCCAGCCACGCGTGCCAGCTCAGTCTGCGAAACCTTCTGGCGCCGCGCCTGCTCCCGGATCGTCTCGACAAGCTCATCTTCCGACATGGGCGGATATTGCCGCATGTGCGAAATGAACGCCTCATCTAACATCGGATAGATCGAGGGGCTTGCGTTTATCCGATTTGCGGATATTATGCGGCTCATGGACCCAGTATCAGACATCTTTGATGCCTTTGGCGGAAGCCCGAAGGCGATCTCTGACGCCACCGGCATTCCCGTCCAGACGGTCTGCGATTGGCGACGCAAGGGCACACCCAACATTCCGCCGTGGAGGCGCGATGCGGTGCTGGCGGCAATTGAGAACTCCGGCAAGGCCGTTCAACCCGCGACGCTGGCGTATCTGGGAGCAGAGCGCGCGCAGGCCGCAGCATGAGCGTTCTCCGCATCGGCGCGCTGCGCATCCGCTATAGCTGGGCTGGGGTATCCAAGTGGGGATATTCGCGCATTGAGATAAATGGCTACAGCCTCCTGACCCGACAAAGCGACGGCGCGCTTGGGCTGATCAGCTATCATCCGCGTTGGTCCAATACCTGGATTTGGTCGGTTGCTCTGCGGCGATCGACGCCACAGCAATGGACGCGCCTCGGCAACCGAGATTGGCGCAAGCATTTCGTCCAGCGCTGTTCGCGACGCCGGTCGCAATGGCATGACTACTACCGGCTTCCGTTCGGTCGGACGCTGATCTTTTCCCATCAGGATTATCACGTTGGGCGTCCTCGCAAGGACATTCCGGCATGAGCTACCCCACACGCGAGATCATCGGGCTCGGCGTCGTTCTTGATGACGACGCTATCGAGCGCCTGTTTGCGGAAACTCCCGGCGTGGTGTGCCCATCCCCTTTCCAACACCCCGCCGGTCTTTGTCTCACTCACGGAAGGAACTCCCATGATTAATACCATCACTGGCGGCAGCGCGATGCAGAAGACAGCCGACTACTACGACGAGCAAGCCGTCAGCACTTCCAAGCTGACCGCGCTTGTGGACCGGGTTCGTCAGGCAATTTCGTTCTCCGACAATGCGCGCCACACGCTCGGCATGGAACTCGACCGGCTGCTTGGGCAAGTTCCGACCAGTGTCAGCAACGGCAAGCCCGCTGAGCCCCGCCTGAACACTGGCGTCGTCGGCGAATTGGATGACGTGTTGTCCGAGCTGATCAATTCGCTCGAACTCGTCAACGCCCAAGCTGTCCGGCTCCAGAACGTCTAACCCACTCAACATGACGGAGAAGCCTGATGGCTGACGACTTCAACTTTTGGGCGATCGTCATTGGCGTCTTCGGCGCGGCCTTCGTGCTGGGTGGCGTCTACGGGCTCATCGAGATCGCCGATGCCCGCCAGAACGCGCGCTACCACCGCGCTCAACGGGACAGGATCAAGGGCAGGGGCTTCATCGATCATTACGGGAGCGCCTCTAAATGACGCACCGCAACAATGACGAGCGGGAAAAGCCTGTCTTTTCCGCTTCAACCGTTTTGGACGCATTGGCGGAATCGCTGTCGGCCATCCGGCGGGATGATAAGCTGACGTTCGCCGACATGGCGGCTGTCCTCGGCAAGAGCGAGGATCAGGCCGGCAAGTATGCCAGCGGTCAGCAGGAAATGGGCGTGATCGCCTTCGCCCGCGCCAAGCGTGAATGGAATGGCCGCTTCACCGGGGCATTCGACCGTCTGTGCGTCGAGAGCCGCCCTGCTGCCATCGGGACTGACCGCGCCAAGGGCTCTGCTGTTCTGAAAGCCGCTCTCGCCCTGTCTGTCGCCCTTGAGGATGACGACGCGATCGACAGCAACGAGGTCCGCGCCAATCGCGGGACGCTGGAGAATGCACGAGACGCGATCGAAGCGCTGCTGACGAAGCTCCAGCCCAGGGAAGTCGCATGAGCCGCGTAGAGGTCATCGGTAACGCCACGCTGTACCTGGGCAATGCGCTGGAGGTGCTGCCGACGATGGAATCCGTCGATCAGGTCATTACCGACCCGCCGTACGAACAGTTGATGCACGACCTGCATGCATCGGTGAAGCTTCGCCGTACAGATGGTGGAAGCCAGCGCAAGGATCTTGGCTTTGATGGGATAGACGAAATCCGCGTTCCGTTCATTGCCGAAGTCAAGCGCATCAACCAAGGTTGGTTTCTTGCTTTCTGCAACGTCGAAGGTGTCTGGCATTGGCGCCAAGCCCTGCTTGACGGTGGCCTTAAATTCAAAACGACGTGCGTCTGGATCAAGCCGGACTGCACGCCAAAGCTAAATGGGCAGGGCCCGGCGCTCGGCTATGAGTGCATTACCACAACGTGGTGCGGTTCGGGCCACGCCCGCTGGAATGCTGGTGGCAAGCGAGGCGTTTACACCCACAACACGAATAATCACGAGCGCACTGGCCTTCACCCGACCGAAAAGCCCCGCCGGCTGATGAGCGAGATAATCGCCGACTTCACCAATCCGGGCGAGCTTATCTGTGACCCTTTCATGGGTAGCGGAACAACTGGAGTCGCCGCCGTCATGGCTGACCGCCGGTTCGTCGGCATTGAGCTTAACGAGACGTATTTTGACCTAGCCTGCAAGCGCCTTGAGGACGCTCAGCGCCAAGGCTCGCTGTTTCAGGAGCAAGCAGCATGATCTCCCATCTCATAGCCTCCTATCGCCAACGCAAAGCCATGAAGCGCTTGGACGAGTTGGTTCAGCAAACCCTCTCAAGCTACGAGCATCGCCAATACCTGGCACGCCGCGCTGCTGCCTTGAAGGGGAGGGCGCGGGCATGAAAGCGGAGATTAAAGTCCTCGGGACTCCGGTTCCCTGCGTCGTGCACTTCACCCCTGGCCGAGTGACGATCGACCGCCTGCAACCAGTACCAGTCAACACCAAGCATCCCAGCCTGTCCGTTTGGAACTCCAAGGCAACCATGTGGGGGCAGGGGTGATCATCGAACTACCTTGGCCGGCGCGTGAAGTGTGGCCGAACTATCGCCAGTCACATCACTGGTCGAGCTTCACAAAGGCTCGCAAGCAGCAGCGTGCAGATGCTCATAAGACGGTTCTCTGGACCACAGGCAGCGTTGCTCTTGACGAGCGAATCCCGCTCCAGGTGCATTTCTACCCGCCTGACCGCCGTAAGCGTGACGATGACGGTTGCGTCGGCGCGTTCAAGTCCGCTCGCGACGGAATAGCTGATGCGCTCGGCATAGACGATCGACGCTTTAAGCCAACCTATTGGTTCCACGAACCGGTCAAGGGCGGCAAGGTCGTGGTTGAGATAGGGGAACCGACATGAGCGGCTGGGCGATCGGCAGCCTGTTTCCTGGCATCCTAGAGCGCGCTGAGCAGATGCGCAGTTTTCAGCAACTCATCAACGGTTGCGCCACGGCGTCGGCGCGCAAGCAGATGATCATGACCGCTTGTATGGGTGGCCTTATCACAGACGACGAAACAACCTTGCTTATCCAAGCCTACGGATTGGAGACAGCATGAGCGGCACAGCATCGGCTTGGATGCCCTTTTACGTGGGCGATTATCTGGGCGACACCCAGCGCCTCACAACGGAGCAGCATGGCGCCTATCTGCTGCTCATTCTTGACTACTGGCGCAGCGGTCCAGCTCCGGACGATGACGCCGTTCTGGCGCAGATCGTCAGGCTCCCGGTATCTGCGTGGAAGCGGCACCGCCCTACGCTCGCCCGCATGTTCCAAGTCGTGGATGGGGAATGGCGGCATAAGCGCATCGACCATGAAATCGCTGCTGCTAAGGACAATGCCGAGCGTCGATCGAACAAAGCCAAGAAGGCTGCTCAAGCACGCTGGGAGCATACTGATGACGATGCTCCGGGCAATGCTCCGAGCATGCCACAAGCATTGCTTGATGAATGCCCGCCACCTTCACCCATTCCGTTAGATAAATCTAACGGGGCTGAGCCCGATTCTGACAAGGTGTTTTGGGACGGAGCAAAGTCCTTCCTGTCGACCGAAAGCAGAAACCCCGGAGCAATCATCGGCAAGTGGGTTCGTGAGCATGGCAAGCAGCCAACAGCCGATGCGCTCACCAGGGCACAACTGGAGCGCCCGGTAGCGAGAATTCCATTTATTGAGGGCTGCTTTCGAAAGCAGATGGCCAACGCTGATTGGCAATCGCCATGCTGAACTGGCGCCCCGTCAAGCCCGGCAAGCAAACTTGCCCCGAGTGCTCGGACAAGCGTCGGAACAAGCGAGATCGATGTTTGAGCGTATCGCCGGAAGGCTCGGGGTTCATCTGGTTTTGTCACAATTGCGGTTTCAAGGGGATTACTGACGATGCACGAGAAGCACCGCGCATGGATCGAGGATCGGGGCATCGATCCTACTCTGGCGGAAAAGCTTGGCTTGACGACAACCCGCGACGGCGACGGCTTTTGGCTTACCGTGCCGTACAATCATCGCGGCGAGACGGTGAACCACAAGTACCGCATGACCACCGAGAAGCGGCATCGGATGGACACCGGCGCGCCGTTGTGCCTGTGGAACGCGGATTGCCTGAGCCATCCCGAGGTATTGGCGGGAGCGCCAGTAGTTATCACGGAGGGGGAGTGGGACGCGCTGGCAGCGATGACGGCCGGCATCAAGCACGTGGTATCTGTTCCCAACGGAGCGCCCGCGACGCGCACTTCCGAGCCTGAAGCGGCCAAGCGCTATGATTTCATCTGGCGGCATCTGGCGGAGCTCGATCAGGTCAAGACATTCGTGATCGCGACCGATGGAGACGAACCCGGCCGCAATCTTGCCGCCGATCTCGTTGCGTTACTTGGCGCCGATCGCTGCCGGTTCGTCCGCTACCCGGAGCACGCCAAGGACCTCAATGAGGTGGCCTTAGGCTACGGCCATCCTGCCGTGGTTGAATTGATCAATGGCGCAAAGCCATACCCGGTGAAGGGGCTCTACACGATCGATGATTTTCCCGAGACGGCACCCAAGGCGAATTGGTCGACCGGGTTGCACATGCTGGACGACCACATCCGCATGGTACCCGGCACGCTCACGGTCTTCACGGGCTATGCGAACATCGGCAAATCGACCGTGCTTTCCTCGATCATGGGCGCGCAGATCGAAAACGGCATTCCAGTGTGCATCGCTCCGTTCGAGACGGATATTCAGATTCTCCGCGATAGCATCCGGCAAGCCATCATGCGCTGCCCGCATCACGAGATGGCAAAGCGGGGGACTAGCTCAGCGGACGCCCTGATCCGCGATAATCTGACGATCATCTTTCAGGCTGTCGACGCAGACGACGAGATGGATCTCGAATGGTTTCTGGACCGCTGCCGCGTGGCTGTCCTCCAGCATGGCGCCAAGGTCATCATCCTGGATCCGTGGAACGAGCTGGAGCACAAACGCCGGCGCGACGAGAACGAAACCGAGTACACCAACCGGGCATTGCGCGCGATGCGACGGTTCGCCGAGAAATATCAGGTGTGCCTATGGGTAGTTGCGCACCCGGCAAAGCCTGAGAAAGGCTTTACCGGTGTGCCGAAGCTATACCAGATCGCGGGCTCCGCAGCATGGGCGAACAAGCCGCACTACGGGCTGACATATCATAGGCCTGACCCTGCCGCGAACGCAGCTCAACTCCACATCACCAAGGTCAAGCAGGGCCTCCCAGGCAAGAAGACGGAGAAGGACGGCATCGCTGTCTCGCTGGACTTCCGTACCTGGGAATTTGTTACGCAGCAGGTGCCAGCATGACCCATCCCTACACCCTGGCATATCGAGAGAGGATCTAAACGATGGGCTGGATTCTCATTGGCGTGATCGCGTTGCTGGTGATCACGGGCGCTCGGGTCATCTCTGACAAGTTCAATTCTGGCGGCAAATACTGATCGGAGGATTTATCATGGGGGGGCAAGAAGGTTGGTGCATCCTGCGCACGCGCGGCGCTAGCACGATGCGCCTTGCGTCGTCACTTAGGGACAGCGGCATCTCCGCATGGACGCCGATTGGCAGCGTGACGAAGCGAAAGGGCAGGGCGCGCGATCGTGTCGATAGCCCAACGCCGATCATGCCAACATTCGTGTTCGCCAGGTCAAACCACATTGGCGAACTGCAACGCCTGCGCACGTTGATACTCAGCCCGCACCCGGCATTCTCGATATTCCGTCACCTAAACCGCGTCCCGATCATCTCGGACAATGAAATTCTCGGCTTGAGGCATGTAGAGGAAACCGCCGCGCTCGATCAGCGTAAACGGCAGCGCACAGTCGTTCCGATCGGCACTCGCGTGGACATCGCAGACGGGGCCTTCGCCGGCTTGTCTGGCATCGTTGAGCAGAGCGATGGCAAGTCAGCGCTGGTCGCGTTCGGGGGCAGTTTCAAGGTCACAATTGCCGCTTGGCTTTTGCCTCAAGATTTGCTAGAAGCGTGCGGGTCTAATTCGGACACTGCCGCTCAAGCGGCCTAGACTGTCCCGCGTGGCCGAGCCACCGATGGTCGCACCTGCACACAGCGGGAGTGCGACTGCATTGATCAACAATCCGGCATGGTCGCCTCCCGTTTCCGAACCCAGCCGGTTCCCGCCGCCCCTCCCTCCGTCGATGCACGATCAGCCAGGCGACGAGACAGTAGGGCGGCGGGTTTCATTCAAAGAGGTTGGTAGATGAGCCGCCCAACCGTTTACGACCCTGCGTTCTGCGAAGCCGTGGTTGAGCATGGAAGAGCCGGCAAATCGGTTACGTGGATTGCAACAGAACTCGGCGTTGTTCGCCAGACGCTTCACAACTGGATGAGCGAACATCCTGAGTTTCTGGACGCCATGACGCGTGCGAAGCAATTAGCCCAGCGCTGGTGGGAAGACGCCGGTCAAGAAGGGATGGAGAAGAGCTGCTTCAACGCTTCGGTGTGGTCGCGTTCGATGGCCGCTCGGTTCCCTGACGATTGGCGTGAAGTGAAGGGGCAAGAGATCAGCGCCCCAGGCGGTGGCCCCGTTCAGGTGCAGGAGGTTCGGCGCGTTGTCATCGATCCTCGAAATACAGACGCCACGTAAGTTCCTCCCGTTCCTAGAGTCGGCTCGATACAAGGGCGCGCATGGTGGTCGCGGATCGGGCAAGTCGCACTTCTTCGCTGAGATGCTCGTTGAACGGTGTGTGCTTAAGCCAGGCACTCGCGCCGTTTGTGTTCGTGAAGTGCAGCGCAGCCTGAAGAACTCGGTCAAGCTCCTCGTTGAGGACAAGATACGATCGCTCGGAGTGAGCGAGAGCTTCAAGATACTGGATGCCGAGATCGAAACGCCGGGTGGCGGTTTGATCATCTTCCAGGGAATGCAGAACCACACCGCCGATAGCATCAAGTCGCTTGAGGCATTCGACATCGCATGGGTCGAGGAAGCCCAATCTCTTTCGCAACGGTCATTGGATCTACTCAGGCCAACAATCCGATCGCCCGGATCTGAACTGTGGTTCACGTGGAACCCGAATAAGCCGACCGATCCGGTTGACGTGTTGCTAAGGGGTGAGAACGCGCCGACCGACGCGATCGTCGTTGAGGTCAATGCGGCCGACAATCCGTGGTTCCCGCAAGAACTGCGGAACGACATGGTCGAGGACCAGCGCCGCGACCCTGACAAGTACGCGCACGTCTGGCTTGGTGCTTACACTCGCAACAGTGAAGCGCGGGTCTTTCGCAACTGGACGACCAAGGAGTTTGAGACGCCGGCTGGTGTTGAGTTCAGGTTTGGCGCCGATTGGGGCTTTGCCACTGATCCGACCGTGCTGGTTCGCGGGTTCGTTGATGGGCGCAAGCTCTACATCGATCAGGAAGCATGGGGATCACAGGTCGAGATCGACCATATCCCCGCGCTGTTTGCCGGAACCGATACGCAGACGCCTAAGCGCTGGGAGAACCCCAAGGACTTCCCCGGCATTCCGGGTGCTGCAAAGTGGCTGATACGGGCAGACAGCGCCCGGCCAGAGACGATCAGCTACGTAAGGCGCAAGGGCTTCAGGATCGTTGAGGCGATCAAGGGGCCTGGCTCGCTGGAAGACGGTATCGAGTTTCTCAAGGCGTTCGACATCATCGTCCACCCACGTTGCGTCAACGTCATCAATGAGCTGACATTCTACAGTTACAAGACTGATCCCCTGACCGAGGAAGTGCTCCCGGTTCTGGAGGATAAGAACAACCACACGATCGACGCTCTGAGGTACGCGCTGGAATCCCTGCGAAGGGTGAGCAGGCGACCCGAAGAAAAGACGCGCAACGTGCCGAGCGACAGCTTCAGGCGCAGCAACACAGGAGGCGCTGGCGGATGGAAAACGGCATGAATCCCGTTACCGCCAGTGGCTCGCAGCCTGACAACGCACAGGTGATGCAGAACGGCGACACGCAGGCGCCCGACCTCGCCAAATACAAGCGCATGTTCACCGAAGCGCAGACGATCACCGAGCAGGCGCGCATCGAAAGCCAGACGGACGACGACTATTTCAACGGCTACCAGCTAACGGCAGACGAGCGCCGCGTGTTGCAGGAGCGCCGCCAGCCTGACGCCATCTTCAACCGCGTGCGCCCTGCCGTGCTTGGCTCGTTGGGTGTCATCAAGCAGGGCAAGACGAGCCCAAGGGCCTATGCTCGCAACCCAGACGACGAGCAGTCGAGCGACGTTGCATCGAAGGTGCTGCGGTTCATCGCCGATGAGAGCAATTTCCACGCCGTTCGCATCGATGCCGCTCAGAACTACCTCGTTCAGGGCACGTGCGCGGTCATTGTCGAGCCCAATGAGGATGGGCGCATTGAGATAGTCCAGGGGCGTTGGGAAGAGTTCTTCTACGATCCCCGCGCGAGGCGCCAGGACTTCGGCGACGCCCGCTATCTGGGCTTTGCCAAGTGGATGTACGCCGACGATCTGGAGGCGGCGCATCCCGACCTGAAGGGGCAGATACAAGTCGGCGTTGACGCCGCCATGACCCAGATGGGCATGACGTTCGCCGACCGCCCCGGCAACAGCGCTATTACATGGATCGATCCCCGTCGCCGCCGTGTGCTGGTGGTGGAGATGTATCACCGCGAGGGCGCCAACTGGTATCGCTGCACGTTCTACGGCAACGGCATCATCTCGGCAGAGCTATCGCCATACAAGGACCCCAAGGGGCGGCCTGTGTGCCCGATCGTAGCGCAGTCGTGCTTTATCGATCGAGAGAACAACCGCTACGGCATCGTTCGCGACATGCGCGGGCCGCAGGACGAGATCAACAAGCGCCGCGCAAAGCTGCTGCACCTGTTGAACAGTCGGCAGCTCGAAACCGATGTTGAGGGCTTTGATGCGTCTGCCGATGTTGCCCGCAAGGAAGCTGCCCGGCCGGACGGTGTGATCCCGTTTGGGTTCAAGCCTTCCCAGACAACCGATATGTCGACGGGCCAGTTCAACTTGCTCGGCATTTCGACCGCAGAGATCGAGCGCATGGGGCCAAACCCGGCCGTTCTGGGCCGCTCTGGTGAGGATCAATCGGGCCGGGCACAGTTAGTGCGCCAACAGGCCGGCATGACCGAACTGGCCGTTGTGCTGGGCGGTATCGAGGAATGGGAGCTTCGCGTCTATCGGGCGTGTTGGACCCGTGCCAAGCAATTCTGGAAGTCGGAGGATTACGTTCGCGTCACCGACGACATGAATGCGCCTCAGTATATCGGGATCAACCAGCCCAAGGTCGCCCAAGTGCCCGCGATCGTGCCGCACCCGGAGACGGGTATGCCCATGGTCGGAACGCAAGAGGTGATCCTGGGCTACGAAAACCAGTTGGCTGAGATGGACGTGGATATCATCCTCGATACCGTCTCCAACACGCAATCGCTCCAGCAAGAGCAGTTCCAGATGCTGGTTGACCTGGCCCGCGCCGACGCGGTGCAGATCCCGCTGCCGCTGCTCATTCAGATGTCGTCGCTGCCGAACAAGGCTGATCTACTCCAGAAGCTTGAAGAGCTATCAAGCCAGCCCGATCCGGCCGCGCAACAGCAACAGCAATTGGCCGCAGCCGAAATGCAGGCGCAGATCGCCGTGGATCAGTCGGTGGCCACTCTCAACACCGTGAAGGCGCAAGTTCTCGAGAACGAGGCTCACGTCAACATGTTCGCAACAGGGCTAGAGGCCGCAACGCCCCTGCCAGTACCCGCCGCCGGGGTTAACGGGCGATCAGCTGCCGCAGCGTAAAGCGGAAACCTGCCGCCGGGGACCGGGCGTATCGTGGAGCCGCTGACGCAATAGCGGCGAGGGTGAACAATGGATACTTTGGACTTTCTGAACCCGGCGGAAGCCGGACCTGAAGACGTACCCGGCGCTGTTGAGGCTCCTGCCAACGCTGCGCCTGTCGAAACGCCACCCGAGGTTGTGAATGAGCCGGCGCCCGCGCCGATTCCCAGCCCCGAGCCGGCCGCTAAGCCAGTCATCCCCGAAGGCTATGTGCCTCTCGCGGCGGTTCTGGATACGCGCGACCAGTTGAAGGCGGAACGTGATCGGGCAAAGGCACTGGAGGATCAGCTTCGGCAGTTCCAACGGCCCGCGCCGTCACCGGATGATGAGGGTTATGTCGATCTCAGGTTAGACCAGACCCAGCAAGCCGTACTCAGTGCCAAGCTCGACATGTCGGAAGAGATGACGCGCGAGAAGTTCGGCAACGAGACGGTGGACGCGGTCAAGGATTGGGCGGTCAAGCGGTTCGCCGAAGACCCGTCCTTCCATCAGCAAGTTCTCTCCCAACGCAACCCCTATGGATTTGCGGTTGCCCAATATCAGCGCACTCAGGCGCTCGATAAGCTGGGCGCTACCGTCGATCCTTCCAAAATAGAAGCGTTCCTCGCGTGGCAAGCCGCGCAGACGCCCGACACGCAATCGGCTGCTGCCCCCGTGGCTGCTGCTACTCCCCAAGAGCAGGCCCCAATCCCTGCGCGCTCCATTGCTTCCGCACCTAGTGCCGGCGGTGGTGCGGCCCACGTCCCGGCTGGTCCGGGCGTCGCATATGCGGGCCTATTCGGACAATAGGAAATAGATCATGTCTGAAGTCGTTCTCGCTTCTGCATCCGAAAAGCAGAAGTGGATCGCCAAGTACTTCCAGGAGTACGTGCGCGATTCGCGGTTCATGCCCTACATGTCGAACGCCGACCTCAACAAGGGCGGCATCATCCTGACTCGTTACGAGCTTCAGGAAGAGGCGGGCAAGACCATCAACATCCCGTTCATCGGCCGCCTCAAGGGCTCCGGTGTCACCGGCTCCGAGGTGCTTGACGGCGCCGAGGAAGAGCTGACCAACTTCAACTTCGCCATGTCGATCGACTGGCGCCGCAACGCGGTGCGGGTCCCCAAATCGACCAGCTACAAGACCGAAGTCAACTTGCTCAACGCCAGCAAGGACGCCCTGAATGTCTGGGAATCCGAGAAGCTGCGCGACGACATCATCAAGGCGTTCGCCTCGGTGGTCGTGGGCACGGCTGGTGCATCGACGGACCTCGTCAACTTCGACGTTGCCACCGCTGGCAACAAGAACACGTGGACCGCTGCCAATCAGGATCGCATCCTGTTCGGTAACGCCCTGTCGAACTACAGCGCCACATTCGCGACGGCGGCGGCCAACGTCACGTCGAGCATGAAGGCGTCTGTGGCGATCATGGGGCTGGCGAAGCGCATGGCCAAGTCGGCCGACCCGCGCATTCGTCCGTGGCGTGTGGACAGCATGAACGGTCGCGAGTTCTTCGTGGCGTTCCATGGCGCCCGCTCGTTCCGCGACTTCAAGGCGGATACCACGATCGTCAGCGCCAACACCAATGCACGCGCTCGCGAGGATGACGGCTGGAAGAACAACCCGATCTTCCAGGACGGTGACCTGTTCTACGACGGTGTTCTGCATCGCGAAGTGCCGGAAATCGATGACTACTGCGCCACGGCCGGCTTCAACGCCATTGGCGGCTCGTCTGCGGACGTTCGCCCGGTGTTCCTGTGCGGCTCGGGTTCGGCTGCCGTCGCCTGGGGGCAGGAGCCGACCCCGCGCACCGACTACGTCAAGGACTATGGCTTCCGTCCGGGTGTGGCCATCGAGGAACTGCTCGGCGTCAAGAAGATCGCCTACAACGGTGTTCAGAATGGCGTTGTGACGGTTCTCGTCGGCGCGGCGGCAGACAGCTGATGTTCCGGGCTCGCTATATCGCGACGCCTGATCCTACCGACAACGAGACTTGCGAGTTCGCTGGGGAGGTTTTTCCCAAGGACAAGTGGGTTTCGGTGTCGGAGGAGCTTGCCGAACGCCTCAAAACCAATGGCACCTTCGAGGTGCAGGACCGCCGCCCGGCTACCAAGTCGGCGGGAACGGAGTAATCGGTCATGGCTACGTACAACTCGCCCGCTGTGGCGAACAAGAACCCGATCGCCGCGCACGGCTTTCGGAACAATGTTCAGGTAGCGACGGCTGTCGTCACTTGCACAGCGGCACCCGCAACCACTGACACCATGAACTTCTTCTACATGCCGAAGAACGCGGTGTTGCTCGACGCATACCTGTCCGCCACGGACATGGACACCAACGGCACGCCGACGCTGGCTCTGAACATCGGTGATGCCGGCTCGGCCTCCAGGCTGTTCGCAGCTTCGACGGTCGGCCAGGCCGGGACTGCCGCCGCGATCGCAGCGGCGGGTCGCGGCTATCAGTACACGGCAAAGACACTGATCACCGGCACGGCGAGCACCAACGCCGCAACCGGGGCAGCGGGTACGGTCACGCTGACCGTCCTCTACTACGTCGCGGATTCCACCACGTCGTAATGAATTGGGCGGGGGTTTCGGCTCCCGCCCTCCTTTTTCGGAGATAGCCTAATGGCTGAGAACCTTTGGCAGGGTCCGGCAACGGATATGCGCGCCGTTACGCCAAGCGATACCGTCGATCTGCCGGCGGGCTGCCGTGGGCTGATTATCGGCACAGCCGGCAATCTGACAGCGACTGCCGTCGCCGCGCCAGCATCCGCGACCGGTACTTTGGTCAAGAATCTCGCCAATGGGCAGATTATCCCGGTCGCCATGCGCCGTGTCTATAGCACCGGTACGACCGCAACGGACATCGTGGCGCTCTACTGATGACGACCTGTCGCGATCTGGGAACTTCCGCGCTGCGAATGATCGGCGTGTACGGCGGCAACGAAACGCCATCGGCCGCCGATGCCCAGATCGCGCTTGATCAACTTCAATCCATGCTGACCGGCTGGGTCCATTCCGGCATGTTCGGGCGCCTCAACGACCACCACGCCGCGACCGACTACACCGCCAAGGAGTTCGACCGCGTCGTTGCCGATGCTGCCGTTGTCGTGACGCTTCCGGTGACCGTGCTGGGCTCTGACGGCGTGTATCGCAAGCCGCGCGACCTGACCGCGATCGAAATATCCGACGATAGCGGGCGTAACACATGGATTTGGGATCGCGATGCCTGGGTTAGCCTCAGCGGGCTTGCCTTTGCCGATGACTGCCCAATCGCCTGGCGCTCCCCCAGGGGCTTTGCCGCGTGTCTGGGCGTCAACCTTACCGGCGACTTCAATATGCCCCTGACGCCCGCCCTGACGCGTCTGGCGAGCCAATTCCGCACCATGATCAGCATGAAGCTTGGATCTACCCAAGACCCAACGCCGGTGAGCTACTTCTAATGGTCGCCATCCCTTTCGGTATAAACGCCTATCGCAGGAATGTGGGGCAGTTCTCCGAAACGCGGCTGGTCAATCAGTATCTTGAGGTTGGCGCCGACAAGTCGCTGCGTCTGATCGGCCGGCCGGGACTGGTTGAGTTCGACAATGTCGGTATTGATCCGATCTTCGGTCTGTTCGCCCAACCTGGCACGTTCAACGGCGAAGTGTTCGCGGTCAGCAATAACACCTTGTTTCGCAGTGGCGACGATATCGGGAGTGTGATGGCATCGGGGCGGGTGAGTTTCGCCGCGAGCGAGCTACAGCTTCTCGTCGCAACCGGGTCGGACATGTACTGCTATGACGGCAGCACCACCACTACGGTGACATTCCCGGATGACGCAGGCGAAAACAGCGTCGTCTATTTCGCGGGCCTGTTCGTGGTTGCCAGGACGGGAACTGAGAAATTCTACTGGTCAGCGGTGCTGGACGGCGAGACGTGGGATAGCCTCTCGTTCGCCTCTGCCGAGCGCAAGCCCGACAATTTGGTCGGAATCGTTGTTGTCGGTGACGAGCTATGGATGTTCGGCGAGGCTTCGACCGAGTTCTTTCAGGCAACCGGTGACGGAACGCAGCCCTTTTCCCGTATCGAGGGAAGGGTCTACGACAAGGGCGCGGTCAACCGGGATTCGATTTGCAGCTACGACAACACCGCTGCGTGGGTTGGCCAGGATAAGATCGTCTATCGCGGCGATGCTGTCCCGACCCGCATTTCCGACTTCGGCATAGAGGAACGACTTGGCCGGACGAGCGCTGGCGACATCCATATTTGGGCATTCGTCTGGAACGGGCATTATTTCCTCTGCGTCAACACGATCGACGGCACCTTTGCCTATGACGCGGCAACGAGCGAATGGCAGGAGTTCAAAACCTGGAACCGCTCTGGCTGGCGGGCGCATCTCGGCTGCATCATCGACAGCACCGTCTATGCCGGCGACGACACGACGGGTATCATCTGGACGCTCGACCAGTCCGCCTTGGTGGATGGCGACGACCCGATCGAACGTATTGCCAGTGCGATCATTCGCAAGACCGGCAAGCCCGAACCGCTCAACAGCGTCCACGTAGATATAAGCCCCGGCCAGACCCCAAGCCTGACGGGGCAAGGCGCGGACCCTGTCGTTGAGCTTCGCCTATCGAGAGACGGCGGCAAGAGCTTCGGGGATTGGATGCCATCGGCGATCGGCCGGCAGGGCGACTACCGTGTTCGTTCGATCTGGCGCCGCTTGGGGCAATTGGACGAGCCCGGGGCGCTCATGGAGTTCCGCACCACTGACCCCGCACCGTGGACCCTGTCAGGCGTCAGGGCGAACGAGATGGCAGGGGGGAGAAGCCGCTAATGGCCACGTTCAACAAGTTCAACAGCTTCGTGGAGGCGCTGGCCGAGAAGAAGCATAACTTGGGCTCTGACACGCTCAAGGTTATGCTGACCGACACGGCGCCAAGTGCGTCGAACACACAGAAGTCCGACCTGACCGAATTGACCCCCGGCAACGGCTATGTCGCCGGTGGTCTGACGGTTACGATCACCTCATCCGCCCAGACCAGTGGAACATATAAGCTAGTCGGCAGCGACGTGACGTTCACGGCTGCAGGCGGTTCGCTTGGCCCGTTCCGCTACATCGTCTTCTATAACGATACGGCAACGAACAAGGAGCTTATCGGCTATTGGGATAATGGATCATCGGTCACGCTTGCTGACACCGAATCCTACCCGATCGACTTCAGTTCCAGCAACGGCATCCTTCAGGTCGCATAATGCCGAGCCTCACAGCCGACGCCGGCATTTTTGGCCTTACGGGGCAGGGCACGGCGCCGCGCTTGCTCGCGATGGCAGGCATGTTCGGCCTGACCGGAAGCGGGGCTACATTCAGCCGATCCTATTCGGTAAACCTGGGCGATCTCAGGCTGCGATTGGAGCGTCTCAATTCCGCATTCCCTGTCGTGGACAAGCTGGGGCGGCCATCCGGGCAGTTCCAGCGTTTCTGGCAGAAACATTGCGAGGCGATCGAGAGCGCATATTCGGCGCTCGCCTCTGCCGTTGTCGCCATTCAGACGGCCTATGACGTAGCTGCCCAGGCGTCGGCGGCGACAGCGGTGGCGAACGATGCCGCTACGCAGGCCGGGGTCGCGGCAGATCAGGCCAACCAACTGATCGACGATATTCAGGGTGGCGTTCTCAACTTCCCAACGATCCAGATCGGCGGGGACAAGTTCTACAACAACGGTGGCGTGCTGGAGCCGTTATGATCGAGCGGTCTTTTGATGCCGACACGATCAACGCGCTTGTGAACCACCCGGAAATTCGTCCGCACGTCGGGGGCGATCCGAACGTCTATATCGACCTGACGAGTGCGATTGCGAACGACGACAACTATTTCCTGCTGGGCGAACATGGCGGGTTCGCCTGTTCCTGGACGGCTCCGAAAACGTATGAGATCCACACGTTCGTTCGCCCTGAAGGTCGGGGCAAGTGGGCATACCAGCTAGCCCGCGCCGGTCGCGACTACATGGAAGCGATCGGGGCAACCCATCTTTGGACGCGGGTCCACCCGGGCGCCGAGAACGTCAAGCGCTTCACACTGGCGGCCGGATTTGTGCCGGTCGGTTCGCAGACGGTCGATTTCGGCATTGGTCCGCAGATTTACGATTTGTACGATTGGAGAAGCGGATGCCCGCAATAGCAATTGCCGCCGGTGTTGCTGCCGTTGGCGGCGTAGCCAGCGCCGCGATCTCGTCTCACGCCGCCAATAAGGCGACGCAGGCAGCAACCAATGCTGCGGACCAGAACAATGCTCTGCAGAAGGACATCTACAACCAGAACCGGGCAACCCTGTCGCCGTTCGTCAACAACGGGACGCAGGCGAGCAATGCGTACAACGCGCTGCTCGGCCTTCCTGGCGCCAATGGCGGTGCGAACGACAATCTTCCCGGCGCTCAGCAGGCATACAACACGTTCCTGAACAGCGACGGTTATCAGTTCCGCACGAACGAGGGCATGAAGGCGCTGAACACCGGCTATGCCGCGCGCGGTCTGATCCAGTCTGGCGCGGCCATGAAGGGGATCAATAGTTGGGCGCAAGGCAACGCATCGGACGAGTTCAGCAAGTATCTCGGCCAGCTCGGCAACCAGCAAGCGGTAGGCCTGAGCGCCGGCAACGCCATCGCTGGCGTGGGCACCAATTACGCCAATCAGACGAGCGCCAATAACAACAATGCAGCGGCGGCTGTAGGTAACGGCGCGATTGCCAATGCCAATGCGTGGAACGGCGCCATCGGAAACGTGACGAACGCGCTAGGTATGTTTGCCGGGCAGGGCTCCAGCTACAAGAAGCAGGGAGGCTTCTAATGGCTGAGATTGAATGGGGTAATCTCCAGCCCGCACCAAACTTCTCGGCCGGCGTGGCGCAGTCTTTCGAGGCTGGCCGTCAGATGGGTTTGCAGAAGCAGGCCGATAATGCCCTAGCCCGCGCCCGCGCCAACCCTGACGACCCTCAGGCGATGACGGACCTCGCCCTGTACAATCCGCAGGCCGCTAACGCCTTCATGGCGGTGAAGGCGAACCAACGCGCTATCCAGGCCCGTTCTGCCGCCTCTGACGTGTTCAAGTCATATGGCAACATCACGGCACCACCACCCGTTGCTTCGCCCGCTGTCGGCTCTATTCCTCCGCAGGCGACGACTGTTCCGAACGTTCCGCAAATGCTCGGGACTCTGCCGGGCCCGAATGGGCAGCCAGGCCAGCCTATGCCGCAGGGCACGCCGGGGCCGTCGCCTATCGGCCCGCAAACTCTTCCGAACGGAGACATGCAGCCCGGTACGGTTTCCCCGACCGCGATGCTCCAGCCTGATCATCCGATTACGCAGGCGATCGGCGGAGCGGTGGCGAACGGCCAAATGTCCCTCCCGGACGCTATCGCCAAGTTCGCACAGTTCGCCGATCCGCAGGAAACCGCCCAGATGATCCAATCGCTGGGTCAGATGGACAAACTGCGCCGTGATCGCCTAGGGGAGTCAGCAGACGCGCTGGCATCGGAAGCGGTGACGTTGAAGAACGTGCCGCAGGCGCAGCGGATGCAGGTCGCGATGGCCGCGCTTCCGCAACTCGCCGCCCATGGCGTTACTCCCGAGATGATCCAGGGTGCCGATCTCTCCGACAACGGCCTGAACGGCATTATCGGGCAGTCGATCGGTGCCAAGGCCCTGATCGATGAAGCTAACAAGCAAACCGAGCTTGGCTTTGAAGGTCAGCGTCTCGATATCGCGCGGGATCAGAACAAGCTTGGCTATGCTCAGCTTGACGAGACAAAGCGCCGCGACACGCTGGAATACAACAAACCTGTCGCCGCGCCCTTCGGTCAGTCGCTCGTCAATCCGCAGACAGGCCAGGTTGTGTACGATGGCTTCGGCGGCGGTTCTGGCGGTGGTGATCCGTACAACGTCGTCGTCGGCAATGGTCAGTACGGCAAGCCTCCGCAGCCGCTAACCTCGATGACTGTCGGGCAGGTGTACGACTTCGGCCGCTCCACGCTGATCCCAAACACCAAGGCGGCCGGCGTCGGCAAGGATAGCCGAGGAACGCTCGGATCGAGCGCTGTCGGTGCGTATCAGATCACTGGCGAAACATTGGCGAAGATCGCCCCACAGGTTCTCGGCGCGGACTGGCGCAATCAGGCTTTCACCCCCGAGGTGCAGGACAAGCTGGGCGCGGCGATCTATGCGGATGCCCAGGCTAAGGGAACGCCGCTGAATAAGGTGTGGGCGTCGCTCAGCGCCAACGAGGCGCAGGCGCTCAAGGGCCAGCCGTGGGAAGCAGTGCGCGGCAAGATCATCGCCGGGGAATCCGGTGGCGGCGGCCAGAGCAGCGGCATGAACATGCTCCAGGCTACTGCTGAGAAGATCGCTAACTACGACATGCCGCCCCCGTCCGGTCGGGCTGCCATGACCCCGCAGGCAATGATGACGATGCAGATCGTCAAGACGATGAACCCGACCTACGACGCCACCCAGTATCCGATGCGCGCAAAAGCGGCTTTGGCGTTTGGCACTGGCAAGCAGGGTGACGCGGTTCGGTCGTTCAATGTCGCCGTGGATCACCTTGACAAACTTCAGGGCGCCGCGAAGGCACTGGGTAACGGCAACATTCAGTTGTTCAATTCCATCTCCAATGCCTTCCGCACCGCAGGCGGTAGCGCGATCCCCACGAATTTCGAGGCGATCAAGAATTTCGTGATGGACGAAACCACGAAGGCGATTGTGGGGACTTCAGGCGGCGTGGCCGATCGCGAGAAGGCGGCAGCAATCATCAACTCAGCCCAGTCGCCGGAGCAGCTTGCGGGCGCCATCTATCAGGTGAAGGCGCTGATGGTCGGGCAGTTGAAGGGCCTCCAACAGCAATACGAGACTTCGACGGGCCGCAGCGACTTTGCAAACAAGCTGTCGTTCGAAACCCGGTACATTTCACGTATCGGTCGTCCGCCCGACGAAGCCGTCGCCCTGCTCAAGCAGAATCCCGGCATGGCCAGCGCATTTGACCAGAAGTTCGGTCGCGGTGCCTCCAAGTGGTATTTGAGGAAGTAGAATGGCGGGCAACCCCTTCGACCAGTTCGATGCCACGGCGCCGCAGGGCCAAGCTCCGGGCGCGCCCGCTGGAGCCAATCCCTTCGATCAGTTCGATAATGCGCCAGCGCCGGATGCTGTGGCGCCACAGGATGTGCCCGACCCCGTCCTCAACACCGTCCGCGAGCTATTGAAACGGGGGGCATCATCGCATGACATCCACCTCTATCTCCAGAGCGTGCAGCGCGACAATCTGCCGGGCGTGGACAATGCGGCGCAGTTCATCGCCAGCCATCCGGGTGAAACCGATAAGGTCGCCGTGGCAAGCGATGGCGTCATCTCGCCTAAGATCGATCCCAGCGGACGCCTAAACGCGGGCGCGAACGAGGCGGCCAACGGGTATACCGGTGGGTTCTGGGATAAGATCCAGGCGGGGTTGGATACTATTACGCCCTCTCACAACGTGTGGGGCTACGACATGAAGACCGATCCCAATGCCAAGTCTGCATGGGACACCGGAAACATCTCAGATACCTACCAGCATAACCTTGACCGTTATCGTGGCCAGACGGCGGCAGATGACAAAGCCTACGCTGGCCAATCTCTCGCCCTGAATGCGGCTGGTGCCGTTGCGTCGCCGCTCAACAAGGTGTTTGGCGCGGCCGGCGGCGCGATCAAGGGCGAGAGCGCGATTGCCGGCGCAGCACGCGGACTTGTTCCAGATGCGCTGATGGGTGCGACCTATGGCGCCGGCCAGTCCGATGCCACGACATGGGCGGGGCAGGGTGGAGACGCCCTTGTTGGTGCTGGCCTTGGCGCGGCTGGTGGCGCGATCGGTCGCGGGATCACCAATGCAGCCGGGTCGATTCTCAATCCAGCGGTTAACGCGGGCAAGAAGCTCCTTGGCGATGCTGGTGTTTCGATTACGCCGCTGCGGTCCATGTTCGGCGGGACGACTGAAGACGCCCTGACCAGCGTTCCGGTCCTTGGCAGCGTCATCAGGGGCGGGCAGGAGCGGTCGGGGCAAGAGTTCGTCCTGGGCGGCGTCAACAAGGCCATCGAGCCCCTGAAGCCGTTCGCGGAGGTACTGGAGCCGCTGCAAAAGCAGTTACCCCCGAACGTCTCTGGCGATCAGGCCATGAAGTACATGAACGATGCCTTCAACGCGGCCTATTCCAAGGCGCGGGCTGGCATGGCGTTCGCGAAGGACGAGCAATACGACGCGGCGATTGCCCATCTCACCGATCAAGTGAAGAACGGTGGCATTGACGCCCTGACCCCGCAATATCGCAAGCAGTTTATCGATGTCCTGAAAGGGACGGTGGATAAGCGCATCGGCGAAGATGGCATGATGGACGGTAGCACCCTCAAGAAGGTGCTGTCCGCGATCGACAAGAAAGCCGCTGATTACAAATCAGCCGATCGCGACGTTGAGAAGCACGCCTATGGCGAAGCGCTCAGCCAGCTTTCTGCGCTGATGGATGACGCGGCGCGCCGTAACCCTGCCTCCGATCCACAAGCCATTGCCCTGCTCGACGCGGCGGACAAGGGCTATGCGATGAAGGTCGTTCTCGACCGGGCTGGTAGTTCGCTCGGCAGTGAGCCCGGCAGCTTCACCCCGAAACAGCTTCTCAGCGCCGTCAAGACCTCGGATCGATCCGCACGCAAGACGCGGTTCAACGAGGGCGGAGCGCTGATGCAGGATTACGCCCAGGCTGGCGTTAACAACCTGTCGCCCAAGCTGGGCAATTCCGGCACAGCCGATCGCCTGGAACTGGCGAGGTTCGGCAAAAACGCGCTTGGTATCGGCGCGCTCGGGACGCTCGGCTATGAGGCTGATGGCCACCAAGGGGCGCTGGCTGGCGTTGGCATTCCGCTCGCTGCTGCTGCGCTCGCGGCCGGCCCCTACAGCCGGAGGGGTAACGCCTTTCTACGGACCGCCATGACCAGCCGGGGGCCTGGCGCCAGGTTCATAGGTCAACAGGTGCAAAGGCTCGCACCTACGGCCGGCGCCGCTGGCGTTGGCGCGCTCAACACGTTCGCCGCGAATCGTGCCGCCCTCAATAACTGATTCCTGGGAAACATAGCGGGCCTTGAAGGCCTCCCACCCGACCTTAATCCCGCCGGCCGCTCCGACAATGAGCGCCTTGGTGAGCATCACGCCAAATATTGAAACCGCCATCAGCGGCAACATACCACCGGAGTACCGTGAATGGCAAATCTCTGGCAGCCGTCGATCGTCCGCACGACAGACGAGAACGGCGACCCTGTTTCCGGCGCCAAGCTGTACTTCTACGCGACCGGCACAACGACGCCCGCGACATACTATCTGGACGCGGCGGGTCTAATTCCGGGGGCCAACCCGCTTGTTTCTGACGGCGACGGTATGTTCGTTCCGGCCTTCGCCGATGGGGGTACAACCTATCGCATCAAATGCACCAACAGCGACGGCAGCGCGACGTTCTACGATGTAGACCCCGTCATTGTCTCTGGTGATGGGGGAGGCGGTACATACACCGATGAGAACGCCCGCGATGCTGTCGGGGCAGCCCTGCGAGAGGGCGACGGGATCACTATTGCCGTTAACGATGGTGCGGACACGATTACGATCGGCCTTGACGGCACAGCCGACGCTTTCAAGGTCAAAGAAAGCTTCGTCGTTGTCTGCTCTGATCAGACGACGGCGCTAACGGCGGGCGCGGCAAAACTGACGTTCCGAATGCCTTATGCCTTCACGCTGACAGCGGTGCGCGCGAGTCTCAAGACTGCCCAAACGTCGGGCCCCATCTTCACCGTGGACATCAACGAGAACGGTACGTCGGTCCTCTCGACCAAGCTTACAATCGACAACACCGAAAAGACCAGCGCGACCGCAGATACTCCGGCAGTGATCAGCGATGCCAGTCTTGCCGACGATGCGGAGATGACATTCGACATCGATCAAGTAGGCGACGGGACCGCGATCGGGCTGGTGGTTACCTTGGTCGGTCACCGCACATGAGCATGGTGATCAACCCCTTTTGGGGCAGTGGAAGCGGTGAGTATCTGGAGGACGGATACCTAGGGTATTTCGGGCCGGCACCTTACGGCTATGCCGGGTTTGCTGATACGAAAAACGCCCTCCCGGTCACCGTTCCGTCGCCCGGCGTATACGCCAAGCGCATTGTCGTCCGTGTATATAGCTCCACTACTGGAACTCAAATCCGCTCGCTTGTCTACGCTGGATCGGCGCCGACTGCGACACTCGTCAAGACTGGGATCGATATCACATTGCCGACTATCGTTGACACAGGAATCGGGGACGCTGGAACCGACATAGACCTTTGGTTTAATTCGGATCACTCATCCATTTATCTTCCCGCCGGCTCTTATCTCATCGGCTTTCAGGAAAGCGATACGATTGGGGTGAACGAGGACTCGGCCGGCAACACCACCAAGAATAGCGACACGTATTCGGATGGCCTAGACGCTGTCTTTGGCACCGCCAGTCTCGGGTCCGGCACGGCGAAATGCAAAATGCCCTATTCCGCTAACGGCCCGTAGAGAGGCTTCATCATGCTTAGTCTCGGCCTTGGGCCATCCTGGATCGCCGGTGCGACTGGCGCGATCCCCGGCGTCACGTATGACCAATATTGGGCGCAGACCGTCCTGCTGCTCGGTTTCAACGGGACAAACGGCTCAACCGCCATCACCGATGAGAGCCCCTCATCGCACACTGCTACGGTTGGCGGTGATGCCCAAATATCCAACACGAAACAGCTATTTTCTCAGAACGCGGGGAAGTTTGACGGGACCGGAGATTACATCTCATTCGCAGACAGCGCCGATTGGTCACTCGGTAACGGCGACTTCACTATCGAAACGTTCTTCAACGGCAGCAATCTGAGCGACCGGCCGTTGTTCAGCATCTATGACGGATCGAGTGGAGCGGGCTCATCTTGGCTACTGCGTCACCTCAATGATAATACCATTCAGTTCGTGTGCTACGACCTTACCGGCAATCCGATCACGACGGCAGCGCAAGCTGTCACGTCGGGCAACTGGTACTATTACTGCGTCGATCGGTCTGGCGCGACACTGCGTATCTATTTCGGCCCGGCTGGCGGTTCGGCCGCTGTAGTGGCTACCCAAAACGTCGGGACATCGTCGCTACATGATGCCACCAGTGCCCTTGTGCTGGCTGCATATGCGGCGGCGGGTGGTTATGCGACCGGGTATCTGAAAGAGGTTCGGGTGACCAAGGGGGTTGCTCGCTATGCCAACGCCAGTGGCTTTACCGTGCCGGCAACCTCCTTCCCGCGCGGTGGCCTTCCGTTCTTCTCGGTCAATCCGACGATCAGCGGCAATTCCTGGGTCGGTCAGACGCTTACACTGAGCGCGGGAACGGATAACGGGACTAGCCGATCGTACCAATGGAAGCGCGACGGCGTGGCGATTGCTGGGGAAACCGGAACCACCTACGTCAACCAAAGCGCCGACATCGGTCATAGCGTGACCTGTGCGGTAACGGCTACCAACACCAACGGAGCCACGGTCGCAACGAGCAACGCCCTGGCGATCACTGCGACCGACCCGCTTGCCGCGATCAGGGGCAGTCGCCTAGCTTATGTGAACAATACCAGCAGCGTTGTCCTGACGCTGCCAACCGGCTCTGTGGCTGGCGATCTCATGGTAATTTTTGCTGGCCACGGCTTCGGCGTCAACACGCCCAGTGGATGGACGGTGCGGGATGCGTCTGCCGGGTCGAACTATAACGGCGGCACTTTCTCCAAGGTGTTGAGCGCTGGCGATATCTCGACAGGCTCCGTCACTGTGTCGTTCACCGGCTCGTATTACGGCACCGTCGTTGGGGTGACGTTCGTTGGAGGAACGAGTGGCTATCGTGATATTGGTGTATTGCGGAGCAGCACAGGCGCGGCAAGCCGTACCATCACGACAGGCAGTAGCGTGCAAGCGGGTGATTATCTCTTGGTGTTCGGCTCAGCACGGGTCAATGCCGCTGCAACTTCGGCGTCCCTATCGAGCGCGTTGCAGAACAATACGGCGCTGGAATCGTCCAGCGTGGCGAGGTTCGGCATTGCGGGCTCCAGTGGCGCCCAATCGGCCACAATCAACTATGCCGGCTCGCCAACGGGCGATTACCAAGCACTGATAGCGATTGCCCCTTAACGGTCTGAACCCACAGCGCCGCTAACAGCATTGGTGGCGCGACCCATGACCCGAATATCATCAGTGCTGGCGTGAGAAACGCGATGGTAAGGATTGCCGTTTGGTAAGGCGGGCGGTCTTCAGACAGAGCAACGGCAAAACCGAGGCAGGCGACCGTCATATCGTAATGGTAAGAGTAGGGGGAAATTAGCAGCGTAGCGGTCGCGGCAGTGAATACGTTGAATTTGCGGGTTAGGAGCAAGATGGCGGCTACTGCAAACGCGATCTGACCGACTAGGCCATAAGCAACCGAAGGCGGCGCAAATTTAGTGTCCTGAAACGTGCTGGACGACTTCGCTTGATGGAGCATCACATCAATCCAGCGGGACCAGGCTTCAAAGCCAAAGACCAAGCCCGATGCCAGAACGAGGCCCACGCCGATGATCAACGCCGGCAAAACCGCGCGCCGATTGTTGAAAGCTGCTAGGAATCCGATATGCGGTTTGATCGTCAGGGCGGCTAGCGCCCATTGCTGGCCACTGAAGGCTAACAACCACAGGGCTCCAATAAACAGCCCGGTTTGCCCATAAGTGATGCAAACAAGACTGGCAGGTAGGGCCAGCGGAACCCAGTTCGGCACGTTGTTCAAAAACGGCCGAGCTGCCCACCAGAACAACCCCAACCCAACTATTACCCATAAAGCATATGCCAGAGGGAATGGCAGCGCGCCGAACGGCGCCACCAGGAATAGAGCATGAGGCGGGTAGGGGAACGGAACATGGAGATCGAAGCCGTACAGTTGTCGCACGTACGCGGCCAACGCAGTCGGATCGTAAACTGACGCCCCATTTGACCACGCGAGCCTGCCTGCGGCGTAGAAAATGCCAAAGTCTCTGTTTTGCAGCGATGTAGAATAGATCAGGTCAAAAGCTCTGGGCAGTGCCCCAAGCGCGCAAAGCACAACCCAAAAGAACCAAGGCGGTCCCGCACTTTTGCTGCTCTCCATTTCCGCATGGTGCTTCGGAACACCAAAACAAGCAACCCCGTAACGATCCAGAATCGAGACGCCCAAGATGGACGCCACCGCATGAACGAACCACTTGACACAACGGGGATGATGTTGGGCGAGATCAAGGGGCAGATGCGCGAACTCGTCCACACGGTCAACAACATGTCGATGAAGATGGATGGCCTGACAGAGAAGGTCATCAGCGCCCAGGAATTGCCGGGCAAGGTCGCGGACCTCGATCGCCGCGTGGTCTTGCTGGAAACCGACATGAACCGGCGAGCTGGGGCCATGGGCTTCGGTGGCTGGATAATCAACTCGCCGTTGGTCGGTTGGCTCGTTGGGGCCGGCGTCACGGTTTGGGTAATGCTCAGAGGGAAATTGGGATGACCGACCAACTGACGCTCCGCGTTGCGCTGGAGCTTGCCGAGCAAGAGGCGCTTGTCCGCGAATGGTACAAGGACAGCGAAGGCGTGGGGACGTGGTCGATCGGGATCACCGATGCGTCGGGCCACGATGTCGATCGGTACAAGGACAATCCCCAGCCGATTGAACGGTGCCTGGAGGTTTACGTCTGGCTGCTCCGGACGAAATACATCCCCGACGTGCTGCGCGCGTTCACAGGCCGATCGTTGACCGAAAGCCAGTTCGCCGCAGCGCTGTCGTTCCACTACAATACCGGCGCGATCAATCGTACCGATTGGGTCGTGCTGTGGCGGCAGGGCAAGATCGCGGCAGCTCGGACCTTCCTCGAAACGCATTATCTGAACGGCGGCGACCTAACCAAGCGGCGAGACGCCGAAGCCGCGCTATTCTTTGACGGCGTGTGGTCGCAGACGGGAGAGATCACGGTATGGCCGGTGAAGAAGCCGAGCTACACGCCGGATTGGTCGCATCCGCAGCGCGTCGATATCTCCGGCGATATGGCGAAGGCGTTGGCGCCATGAAGCTCCCCGGCTGGCCCCCACGCGATCTACGCGCCTTCGTGGCCCTTGCCGCGTCGATCGGCGGCGCGATGGTGCTGACGGCGCTACTAGGCTGGATCATCCGCATATTCCAGAACTGGCATATCGCCGATCCATTGGCGAACATAGCCTATGGCCTGCTTGCTATCATCGGGATCATCCTCATGTCGCTGGGGCTAGCGATCAACCGGCGATCGGTGAAGGCGTCCGGGCTTGGCTTCTCGCTGGACGCGACCGGAGGTGACGACAGCACGCCCACGGTGACGACCACCACGACCACAGCGGTGGCGACGCCGGCCACGACAACGACGGAGACGATCTGATGTTCGGACTCGACAAGACCGCAACGCGCATCATCGCCGCATTGGCGGCGTGCGCTCTTCTCGCGCTCATCTTCGCCGTTGTGTCGTGTCATCATGCCAGCACGACTACCAGCGTCGTCAAGGCCACCGCGCGCAACGACGCGGCGAAGGATCAAGCCTCGATCGAACGAGGCAACGACACAGCAGCAATCTCGAACAGCCAACAGGAACGAACCGATGCGATCAAATCCGCTCCCAAGGGAGAGACTGGCCCTGCTACTCATGCTCTCAATTGTGCCCGTTGGGTGCGCGCCAACCCTGGCAAAGCTAAACCCGCCGGTTGCTGACCTCGCCGTCGAGAAAAAGCCTGTGATGCCCGTAGAGGCGGTTACAGACGATACGGCGGCGGCTCAGTACAGCAGCGACGTTGAGGGCTGGGGGGATAGAGGTTGGGCCGCTATTGCTCGTCTCTGTCGCTGGGCGCAGGCGAACAAGATGCCGCACCCGGATTGCCCAGCTCCCTAATTTACCGTGGACACGAGGCAAGTAACGACTCAAGCAGAATGCCCACGGCAGCTAGGGGTTAGAGCGGGCGATTCCCAACATGTCCAGCGTGGCCGCTACCTTCTCACCAAGTCTAACAGCGTAGTAGATAT